CGTTCATTTTACAAAAAGCCATCGGCAATTAAAAGAGAACAAAAAAACAAAGCTAAACTACGAGCCAAATACGAAAAATTAAAAAATCAAGACGATTAAAATAAATCACACAAAGTGTGTATATTTTTTCATTTCGTTATATTTATATATACGAAACTAAATACACTATCGTATATTCATACAATCATATAGTGTAAATCAATAAAACTATATTATAGTTCCAAATAACTATATTGAATCCTAAAATTATGGAGATTAATAATGGATGATTTACTAAGAGAAGCTATTGCTGACGCTAAAGCAGTTAGAGAAACTGCATTAGAAAACGCTAAAATAGCACTTGAGGAAGCATTCACACCGCGCTTACAATCTATGTTATCTAAGAAAATCCAATCAGAAATGGAAGATTCAGAAGAAAACGAAGACGCAGAAGAAAACGAAATGGACGAAGCAGAAGATGCTGAGGAAAACGAAGACGCTGAAGAAATGAGAGAAACTGAAGACCACGACGAAATGGATGCGGAAGAGATGATGGATAAAGACGAATCTGAAATGGAAGAAGAAGAAGCTGAAGAAAATGACGCTGAAGAATCAGAAATGGAAGAGGAAGAAGCTGAGGAAACTGAAGACTCTGAGGAAATGAGAGGCATGGAAGAAGAAGAAGCTGAAGAAAATGACGCTGAAGAATCTGAAATGGACGAAATGGAAGATAAGGAAGAGGACGAACTTGACCTTGAATCCGTTTTAGCAGAACTTGAAAAAGACTTAGAGGACGAAGATAATGTTGAAGAAATGGAAGACAAAGATGAGGAAGACAAAGTTGAAGAAAACGATGTATCATCTGATATCGGAAAAGCCGACAACAAAGTCAATCCAGCAGCAAACGATTCTACTAAATCAGGTGCACAAGGTCCTGAAGGCGAAGGTTCTGACAAAAAAGCAGGAACTGAGCTAGGCGACCACACAGTTGTTAAAGAAACTGAAGACAAGGAAGAGGAAGAAATGGATGAAGTCGAAGATAAAGACGAAAACGATTTAGACCTTGATGAAGTCTTAAGAGCACTTACAGAAGAAGACGCAGAAGAGCAAGATGCGGAAGAGAATGAAAAACTCAAATCAGAAATACAAGAACATCGTAAAGTAATACACTTTATGAGAAGCAAATTAAACGAAGTTAATTTATTGAATGCAAAACTATTGTTCTCAAACAAATTGTTTAGAGCATTTGGATTGAATAACAACCAAAAATTAAAAGTTGTTGAAACTTTTGATAGAACTACAAACTTACGTGAAGTTAAATTGGTTTACGCTACATTAGCGGAATCTTTTAAAAGCACAAAATCAAAATTAAGTGAGTCAGTTAAAAAAGGTTCAAGTTCAAAACCAACTCGTTCTACAAAACCAGCGAAAGCACAGGTATTGTCAGAAGGACAAGAGTTAAAAGCAAGATTCAAGAAATTAGCTAATATCTTATAAGGAGATTAACCGTGAGTAAATTAAATTCAATTGAATCTTTGATGGATGGATATAATCCACAAAGACAATTATTAGAACAAACTCGTCAGTTAGTGTCTAAATGGGAACCAACAGGTCTTTTAGAAGGCATGGAAGATGAAACAAAAAGACACGGAATGGCAGTATTGCTTGAAAATCAAGCAGGACAGCTAATCCAAGAAGCATCAGTTACTGGTGGACAAAACGCAGAAGAGTGGAGCGGTGTAGCTTTACCATTAGTTCGTAGAATTTTTGGTGAGTTAGCAGCTCAAGATTTTGTGTCAGTTCAACCAATGAACTTACCTTCAGGTCTTATTTTCTACCTTGACTTCAAATACTCAACAGACCAAACTGGTAACCACACAGACGGAGCAGATGTATATGGTAATACATCAGGTTCTGGAGACGCAACAGGCGGTCTATACGGCGCAGGTAAATTTGGATATTCAATCAACGACTTCGAGTCAGGAGCACAATCGCTACACGCATCAGCAGTAGCATCTGGTACTTATACATCAGGTAGTGTTTCTTTCGAAGACATTGACTTTGAACCAAGTCTATCAGCATCTATGGCAGCAGGAAATGCAGCAGATAACGGACTTATGAAAATTAATGTTTCAACTGCAGCAATGACTTCACCAGACTTAGAAGGAGTTAGAGCATTCTCTATCTCTGGTTCAGGTTTTGATGAATTCTTCCCAGCTTACACAAAACTAAACGCCGCTGAAGATGAAATCGCATTTATCGTGAGAAAATCAGCAGCAGGTGTGCCAGCAGCTTTAAAAGTGAAATATCACAAACAAGCTGCAACAGACTATTCAAGAACTGATTTTGAACAAACATCAGGTGGCTTTGACGCAGAACCTGAATCAGACATCGGTATTCCTGAATTAGATATCGCATTAAAGAGTATTCCAATCATTGCGAAAACTCGTAAGTTAAAAGCAGTCTGGACTCCAGAACTTGCACAAGACTTAAATGCATATCACTCAGTTGACGCAGAAGCAGAATTAACATCATTACTTTCTGAATATATTTCTATGGAAATTGACTTAGAAATTCTTGATATGTTAATGCTTAACGCTTCAGCAAAAACAGAAAAATGGAGTGCAAAAGTAGGACACGAATATAATTCAGCTACTTCACTATTTGAAGAATCAAGTGGTGCTTCAAATGCTTACACTAAGAATGAATGGTTCCAAACACTTGGAAACAAAATACAAGCAGTAAGTAATGCAATTCATCAGAAAACTCTAAGAGGAGGTGCAAACTTCTTAGTTGTTTCACCAGAAACAGCAACAATCATAGAGTCAATTCCAGGATACGCAGCTGACACAACAGGCGAAGCGACATCAAATCAATTCGCAATGGGTGTTCAAAAAGTAGGTGCCCTAAATAACAGATACACAGTGTACAAAAACCCATATATGATTGAAAACTCAATCTTAGTAGGTTTCAGAGGACAAAACTTCCTTGAAACCGGAGCGGTTTATGCACCATATGTTCCGTTAATTATGACACCGCTTGTCTACGACCCTAAAAACTTCACACCAAGAAAAGGTGTGATGACAAGATACGCTAAGAAGATGGTTCGTCCAGAATTCTATGGTAAAATCGTAGTCGCAGATGTCGATAAAGTATAATTAATTTAATTAATTAGAAATTGACTAAGAAAAAGCCCCCTATTTTATAGGGGGTTTTTTTGTTTTTTATCTAAGAATTACCTATTTATATACGAAGATTAATTTCCATCCCCAAAAACTTCCAACTCTGGCGACGGATGACGTGAGTATTTGGCTAAACCAAATGTATTTGGGGTTTTGTAATCTAACAATTAATATATTTGGGACAGGGAAATCCCCAAATAAACGGAGAAAAACAATGGCAAACAAATCAAATGCAACTTTAAAAAGTGAGTTAAGACAAAGTCACGCAAATTATATGGATAATTTAGCAGATTCAGTAGGTCTATATGCAGAAGGACAATCAGGCGGTGAGGCAATAAACCTTTCAGCAGATACAACTTTAGCAGTAGCAACTCACTCAGTTCAAGTTGGTAAATTCGTTACTATTTCAGCAGACGCTAAAACATTAACATTACCAGCAGTAGTAGTTGGCGCTTCTTTCATTATCGTGAATACAGCAGCAGACGGCGGAGCACTATTAACAATATCACCTAACGCAAGTGATAAGTTCTTAGTAGATATCGCAGGTGCAGCAGGAACAGATAACAAAGACATTATCAACACAAAAGCTACACAAAGTCAATATGACTATGTTCATTTAGTTGGTTTAAGTTCAGTCGGGTGGCATATTCAAGACATTCGTGGAACTTGGGTAGACGAATCATAATTTTAATTAGTCCTGAAACTAATTATTACATATGTGAAAAGCCCCTACTATTTGTAGGGGTTTTTCGTTTTTCTTATATTTATTAATGTATATACAATTACTATTAATAGGAGATTTTAATGGCTCAAGAAGCAATATGGCCAGGGTCGGGTTCGGCAGTTAGTGAATCTACACCTTTTGGGTTATACGATACAGACTCAGAATTCCAAACAGAAGCACCACAAGTTGCAAGTTGGTGTGCAAAAAGACTTGGATATCCAATTATGGATGTTGAACTTCAAGACTCACAATTTTATGCTTGTTTAGAAGAAAGTGTTTCTGAATATGGTGCACAAGTAAATCAATTTAATATTCGTGATAACTTATTACATTTAAGAGGACAGGCAACAAGTTCAAACTTCACACACAAAAGAGTAAAACCTACTTTATCTGAAAATATATTCATAGCAGGAGACTATGGTTCAGAGGCATTAGTTGGTGGAACCGTAGAAGTTAAAAAGACCGCAGTAAACTTACAATCTGGTAGTCAAGACTATGATTTAAATAACTTGATAAGTGAAGCAAGTGAATCAGGACAATCGATAGAAGTTAAAAGAATTTTCTACGAAGCAAGACCAGCAATCACAAGATACTTTGACCCATATTCTGGAACAGGTATGGGAACAAATAATATGTTGGACGGATTTGGTTTTGGTAGTTATTCACCAGCTATTACATTTGTCTTACAACCAATGTATTCAGACTTATTAAAAGTTCAAGCAATTGAATTTAATGACCAAATCAGAAAATCAGCATATACCTTTGAACTTAAAAATAATCAATTAAGAATATTTCCAATGCCAACAACAACAGGTTCTCTCCACGTAGAATATATTAAAACTTCTGATAGGGATAATCCACTACGAACAACATTTAGTGGTTCAAGTGACGATACCGTAGTATCTGATTACTCAAATGTTAATTATGATTTTATGAAATACTCAAACATCAATGATGTGGGTAAACAATGGATTAGAAAATACGCATTAGCATTATCAAAAGAGTTATTAGGTATTATTCGTTCTAAGTATGGTAATATTCCTATTCCAAATGCAGAAGTTTCAATGGACGGAGAAACTCTAAGAGCCGAAGCAACTGCAGAAAAAGAACAATTAATAGAACAATTGAGAGAAAATTTAGAACAAACCAGTCGTAAGGCACTTATGGAAGCTCAAAAAGATGAAAGTGAATTCCAACAAGAAACATTGAAAAAAGTTCCTTACCCAATCTATATAGGATAAACAAATGCCACAAAGATTTTATGGAAACAAAGATTTGGCAACCTTTGAAAAGTTCAATAGAGAACTTTTAGGTGAACCAAATACTGATGATTGTGGAATAATAGACCAGTTCGTTATTCTACATAGAGTTTCAGTATATGATACAGAAACAAATATGTATGGTGAAGCATCAGATGGTAAAATTTATAAACAAGGTGTAAAATTACCTTGTATAGTAAACGCTGAAGACTTTGATTTTGACTACACAGACTTTGGTGCAGACAACAAACAAAATGTATCGTTTGCATTTCAAAGAGCATATTTAGTGGAAATTGGAACAAAGCCAGATATTGGTGATATATTTAAATGGAACGAAGGTTATTTTGAAGTTAATTCATACAACGAAAATCAATTAGTCGGTGGAGACCCTGATAAATCTCACTCAATAGTTGTTCAAGCACACTTAACGAGAATGCCAACAACAAACTTAGAAGAATATAAAGGATTTTAATGGCAAGAAACAAACCAATACCAAGAAGTCAACGAGTTAATTTTAATCGTGGGACAAAGATTAGTCGTAATTCACCAGGAGCAAAAGATGATGTAAAGAATTTATCAGTTGGTCTAATGGATATGGATAGTGCTATTATGTATTACTTTAATGAAGTAATTAAGCCTGATGTAGAAGTAAATGATGAGTCAGTAAAAGTTCCTTGTATTTACGCATCACCAGAAAGGTGGTCCCAAATATCTAAACAAGGATTTTTAAGGGATAAAAAAAGACAAATTATTGTTCCATTAATTGTATTCAAACGAACAGGTATGAGTCGTGATGACAATATGCCAGTTGATAAGTTAGATGCTAATGACCCTAAATTAAATTATTCTTTTCAGAAAAAATATACAACTCATAACAGATATGACAAGTTTTCAGTTTTACAAAACATTTCACCAGGTAGAGAATATTACAATGTAGCAATGCCAGATTATGTTCAGTTGTCTTATGAATTTACTATATGGACTTCTTACATAGACCAAATGAATCGTATCGTAGAAAAGGTTAATTATTCTGACGGAGCATATTGGGGTGAGCCAGGTAAAATGAGATTTAGAACTCGTATTGATAGTTTTTCAGATGCAAGTCAAGTAGAGGGAGAAAGACTAATCAAGACTACATTTAGTATGAATCTAAATGGATACATTGTTCCTGAACATTTTAATGGACAAACAACAACACAAAAATTCTTAACACCTAAAAAAATTATCGTAAAGGAAAATGCAGACACTACTATTGTAGATGAAAAGGGTAGAGTTTCATTAGCCGATAATGCGGCAGTAGACGGAACAGCAGGAACAAAAGATTTATTTTCTATATCAATTACTAATGGATTAACATTTGAACAAGGAACAGGTGTTACATTGTCTAATAAT